ACGCTAGGCTTTGTATATAACTACTTACCAAGTGCTTCCTTGATTCTAGCTATATTGTATTGTTTCATCTCATCAGAAACATCTTTAACTGCACCTGCTTGTTTACTTTTGGGAATAAACTTCTTCTCAAAAGCAACTTCATATGCAAGGTGTAGTTCATTAACAATCGTTTCTGCTCGATTGATATTCAACTGCTGAGCATCACGTCTAAATATAAGCTTATCTACATTAAGCTTAGATATCTCATTACCGACATCTTCTCTTATTGCATTTTCCATAAGCTTCATAGTCTTATCTAATGAATTATTACATTGTTCCAAATGTCTTTCGAAACAACCAATAATAGAATTAGCATTCCATTCAGCAATCATAGCCCAATCTTTTTCTTGGGCAAATGGTGTAATCATTGTTCTAAACAATGTCTTAACACCTTCTTTGATATCAACAGAATCCAAAACATCAGACATAGCATCTAGTCTTGAATCTGAATAATCAGCACTATTTACTTCACTAGCTAACATATATTCCTCCTTTCACTAGAGTATTTAACTCACTATCAACTTCAACTACCTTAGTAGTATCACCTTTGATAGTAGCTTCTTCTTTCAAGCTATATAACTCATTAACTCGCTTCTTATTAGCTTCGTCAACTATTAGCTCATAGTATTTAACATAGTCCATAATAACCTCCTTGTTTAGACTAACGTCCACATAACGTGGTAGCGTACATCAACCGAGGGGGTTACCGCAGGGCAATGCGACAAGTGGATCGCACACTATCTAGTGCGTCCATCTTGTTGCATTGAGGCAACAGCCGACCTGCAAGGGGGAGTCCTTGGTATGATAGCGAATCACGTGTGTGTGGGGGGACCCATAGCAATCTCATCATATGTGATTGCGTATGGGGTGCAGAGTGTCGCCCAATGGCGACTCCTTACCAGATCTAGTATTGTGAGTATAACGAACAACTAAAGTGCTGTATTTGTTCTTGACACGTAGCTTTTTTGAAACTACGTACAGTTAAGGGCAGAATAATATAGTTATGAAAGATGATCTTACAGACAAACAAAGACAGCTCGTTGATACTATCGTAGCAACTGGTTGTAGTATAAAGGAAGCTGCTGAAAAGGCAGGATATTCAAGCAAAGGAAGTAAAGAGGCAGCGAGAGTAAGTGCTTCTCGCACACTACGTTTACCAAAGGTACAGAGTTATATGCAACAAAGAATTGCACAAACTCTAGGACTTGGTGCAGTAAGTGCGAGTAAAAGACTTATCGAGCTGTCGACTGGAGCTAGAAGTGAATACGTACAGCTAGAGGCAAGTCGAGATATACTCGATAGAGTAGGTCTAAAAGCCCCAGATAAGATCGCCCATAATCTACAGGGCGATATAAAGATTAACATAGACTTATCGTGAGGCGTTGGTACGCACACCCACTCAGTAAATCGGTAGATTTAGTGGGGGTGGGCGAAACCCACCAGCCTTGGCTGACGAGGCGAGTACAACAGACAATAAGGCTTTGAAAGGTACATATGGCTAAAGCTAAGTTTAAATATGTAGATATACACGAACGTATACCTAAGAAGACAAGTCAAGGTAGCAGAAGGTCTAAGATTAAATCATCATCTATGAACAAGCATAAGAAAAGATCATTTAAGCCTTATGCACGACAAGGGCGTTAGTGCGTTTAAAAATTTTTTTATATATATAAGGTTCCCCTTTTAACAAAGGAGGAATAATGAGTTATATCGTAAAGATATGGAGTAATGATACTCTCAAAAAAGAGCTGGTGTTTGAAGCTGATAATGATATACAAGCTATACAGATGGCTAGTGCAGCAACACCAGATAATTGCAGATCAACATATGAAATCATAAACAAGGAGGACATACCATGCCAATGGGAAAAGGAACCTATGGATCAAAAAAAGGTAGACCAAGTGGAGGTCTAAAAGGTAAACAGAAAAATTTACCACCTGCTTTAAAAAAGCGAATAATGGCTGCCAAAAAGAAAAAGAAGTAATGGCAACCAAAGCAGAAAAACTGCATATGGATAGAGTAGCTAACTTAGGGTGTTATGTTTGTAAAGCACCAGCTACTCTACACCATATAAGAAATAATGGAAGTGGTAATGTTGGTATGGGTAGAAGATCCAGTCATTTTGAAGTAATCCCCTTATGTTATGAACACCATCAAGGTAATACAGGAATACATCTAGATAAAAAAAATTTTATAAAAAAATATGGTACTGAAAAAGAAATACTAGATAATGTATTACTTATGGTAGAAACAGAGTTATGTCGTTCCTCAATAATTTAAGTTTAAAAGATAGAAGAAGATTAAGAAAGATAGTTAAAGCAACTCATCTAAAACATTATCCTACACATATGATTACTGACTATGAAGCAGATAAGTTAGTAGAAGCTTTTGGCGAGGAAACATTATACAATATGCTAAAAGCGAATGTAGGAACTAATGTCGATTAATTTTAAATACAAACCAGATGGTGAAACTCTAAAAGAGTTTATGAAGTCAGATGACTTCTTTAGAGGATTGCGTGGTCCAGTAGGTTCTGGTAAATCAGTATCTTGTTGTATAGAAATATTTAGAAGATCTTTATTACAACAAAAGAATCCACAAGGTGTACGTAAATCTAGATGGGCAGTAATAAGAAATACAAATCCACAGCTGCGAACAACAACAATTAAAACTTGGTTAGATTGGTTTCCAGAAGATACCTGGGGTAACTTTGCATGGTCTGTTCCTTATACACATAGAATATTAAAAAATGATTTAGATATAGAAGTTATATTCTTAGCATTAGATAGACCAGAAGATGTAAAGAAACTATTATCATTAGAGCTTACAGGCGTTTGGATAAACGAAGCTAGAGAAATACCTAAATCAATTATTGATGCTTGTACAATGAGGGTAGGTAGATACCCTTCTATGAGAGATGGTGGTGCTAGTTGGTATGGAGTTATTGCAGATACCAATGCACCAGAAGAAGATCATTGGTGGGCTATAATGTCTGGTGATGTTCCTGTACCAGATCATATTTCTAGAGAAGAAGCTCTTATGTTAATTAAACCAGATAACTGGAGTTTCTATTCACAACCATCTGCTATGCTAGAAAAAAAAGAAAACAATATGACTACTGGTTATGAACCAAATGATTTAGCAGAAAATAAAAAGAATCTTACAAATAAATATTATGATAATATTATTAGAGGTAAAACAAAAGGGTGGATAGATGTTTATGTTTTAAATAAACTAGGATCTATAGAAGAAGGTAAACCTGTATATCCAAACTTTAAACAAGAACTACATTGTGCAAAAGAAGATCTAATACCAAATAAACATCAAACAATATATATAGGAGTAGACTTCGGACTCACCCCAGCTGCTGTATTTGGACAAAGACTTCCTACAGGTAGATGGATATTATTAAATGAGCTTGTATGTTTTGATATGGGTGTAATAAGATTTTCTGAATTACTTAGAACTGAGATAGCTAAAAACTTTAAAGGATATGAAATAGATATATATGGAGATCCTGCTGGAGATTTTAGATCACAAACAGATGAAAGAACACCATTTCAAATTATGAGGCAATGTGGATTAAAAGCTAAACCTGCACCATCAAATGATGTAGCTTTAAGAATAGAAGCTGTAGACTCAGCTCTATCTAGATTACTAGATGGTAAGCCAGGATTCTTATTAGATAGAAAATGTGTAAACCTTAAAAAAGGTTTTAATGGTGGTTATCATTATAGAAGACTACAAACATCTGGAGATAGATATGATGAGAAGCCATTAAAGAATAGATACTCTCACGTACATGATGCTTTACAATATTTAATGATGGGAGCTGGTGAAGGTAGAACTATTCTTGCAGGACATAAAACAAGTAAGAATGTAATAGCTAATAAAGAATGGGACGTATTTAAAACTAAAAAACAAAAACAAAGGAAGGTATGGGATCTTTTCAGAAAGAATGGTTAATATATTTTTATGAAGCTGAAAACTATGAATATAGTGATTGGTTATATTTTTTAAGAAAAGGTTTCAAACATTGTGGTGGACTTACTTATAGTGCAGAAGCAGATCAATGGGTACACCTTGAATTTACACACGCAGGTACAAAGCTATCATTCTTATCAAAAGATGAGATAGAAGATATACTTGGCTTTCTAAAACAATACAAAGTAATAAGATGTCCAGTCAAAAATGATTGGAAGCTGCTGCGGATCAAAGATATAACTTGTGTATCTTGGATAATGAGATTAATTGGATTCTATAGATGGTGGATCTTTACACCTTACCAGCTTTATTGTGCGTTGATAAAAGCTGGATATAAGTCATTTTACGAAACAAAGGATCCAAACTATGGCAAAAAAACCAAAAAAAATATCTGATATCGTAGATAAGATGAGAGATCTTCATGAACAAGAAGATGAGCTTATGAATAAAATATCTGATCTTCACCAAGAAGAAGATGATATGTTAGCTGAACTTGAAGAAGGTTATGGTAGTTTAACTTCTAAAGATATGGAAGATCTTATTGATGATGATTTTGATGATGATATGGAGGACAGATAATGGGAGGAATTTTTTCAAAACCAAAAGCCCCACCAAGAAATGATGCTCTTGAAAGACAGATGGCTGCTGATAGAGCTGCTGAAGAAAAAAGACAAGCAGATATGGAACGTGAGTCCAAAGCTTATGCAGATAAAAAAGCAAAAGGAATCATAGGAGCTAGATCTTTATTTGCTAGAGCAGGTGGTAGAGGCTTCTTTGGATAATGAGAAAAGAACATAAAAATCCCAAAGGCGGTCTGACTGCAAAAGGGAGAGCATACTTCAAACGTAAAGAAGGTGCTAATTTAAAACCACCTGTAAAGCGTGGAGTAAATCCTAGAAGGATAAGCTTCGCAGCTAGGTTTGCAGGTATGAAAGGTCCAATGAAAGACAAGAAGGGTAGACCGACTCGTAAAGCATTGGCACTAAGAGCATGGGGGTTTAGAAGTGTTGAAGCAGCTAGAAATTTTGCTAATAGACATAAAAAGAAAAAGTAAATGGCAACAGCAAAAAAAACAAATCCTGCATTATGGGCAAAAGCTAAATCACAAGCTAAAGCTAGAATGGGTGGTAAACATTCTGCAAGGGCTATGCAACTTGCTGTTAAAATTTATAAGAAAGCAGGTGGAGGCTATAGAGGATCTAAGTCAGGCAAGAACAAACTTTCAAAATGGAGTAAACAAAAATGGAGAACAAGCAGTGGTAAAAAGTCAGAAGGTAAAAGACGTTATTTACCAGATAAAGCGTGGAAAAGTTTATCTGCTAAAGAAAAAGCAGCAACTAATAGAGCTAAATCAAAAGGCTTTAAAAAAGGTAAACAATTTGTTAAACAACCTAAAGGGATAGCAGCAAAAACAAAAAGGTTTAGAAAGTAATGGATAAAGCAACAGCAATAATAAAACAATACGAAGAAGCAGTATCTATCAAAGATCATTGGAGAGAAAAGTTTGAAGAAGCTTATGAGTATTGTTTGCCTAATAGAGAATCATTTTATGATGAATCTCCAGGACAAAGAAGAACAGATAAAATATTTGATGAAACAGCAGTAGTAGGAGTACAAGAATTTGCTAGTAGATTACAAGCAGGTATTGTTCCTACATTTGCTAGATGGGCAGACTTCCAAGCTGGTGTTGAAATACCAGAAGATCAAAAACCACAAGTTAATTTAGAACTAGATCAGATAACTGATTATGTATTTGAAGTAATACAGAACTCTAATTTTAATCAAGAGATACACGAATGTTTTATGGATCTAGCTGTAGGTACTGGTTGTATGTTAGTAGAAGAAGGTGATGCAGTAAATCCTATAAAATTTACAGCAGTACCTTTACCTAAAGTATGTTTAATGAATGGACCAGATGGTAAGATAGATACAGTTTACAGAACTAGAAAAGTTAAACCAGAACATATATCTGTTCTATATCCTAAAGCAGTATTACCAGATAACTTTGATTTAATGAGGCAAAAAGAATGTCATATAATTGAAGCTGTATATAAAGTTTATGAACAGAATGTAGAAAAATATAAATTTTGTGTAGTCTTAAAAGATATGAAAGCAGTTATCTTTGAAGAAATTTATAAAGGTGAAGGATCTAATCCTTATCTTGTATTTAGATGGAACAAAGCTTCTGGAGAAGTTTATGGTCGTGGACCAATATTTAATGCAATAGGAGCAATTAAAACTTGTAACCTTACAATAGAATTAATATTACAAAATGCACAGATGTCTGTATCTGGAGTATATACTTATGAAGATGATGGAGTTATTAATCCAGATAACATAGCATTAGTACCTGGATCTTTAATACCTGTAGCTCCAGGATCAAGAGGATTAAATGCAATACAATCTGCATCTAACTTTGATGTTGCACAACTTGTATTACAAGATATGCGACAGAACATTAAGAAAGCATTGTATATGGAAACTCTTGGTAGACCAGAAGGAACTCCAATGACAGCTACAGAAGTATCTGAAAGAATGGCAGATCTATCGAGGCAAATAGGATCTTCATTTGGTAGACTACAATCAGAACTTATACACCCATTATTAAAAAGAATAATTAGAATATTATCTCAACAAGGTAGAATAGAATTACCTAAAGTAAATGGTAGAGAAGTTAAAGTAGCAGCTAGATCTCCATTAGCTAAAGCACAACACTTACAAGATGTTGCAGATGTTAATAGATTTAATGAAATTCTTGCTGGTACTTTTGGACCACAAATGATAAATATAATTATGGATCAAAACCAAGTAGCAAAATATATTGCAGGTAAAATGAACCTACCAGAAAAATTGATAAGAGATCAAGAAGAACAACAACAGATAGTGCAACAAATCAGTCAACTTAATCAATCCGCAGGACAAGGAGAGATACCAGAATAATGGGAAAAGGAATGAAGCACTATTTCCGAAGTGGTAAAGAACATAAAGGTAAGACTCATAAAATGCCAAATGGTAAACTACATAGTGGAGCTACACATGGCAAAACAAGTAAACCTTTATTTCATTTCGGAGAACTATCCAAAGTCGCTAAAAAGACTGCAAGGTCATAATGGCTTGGGATAATATCAAAGAAAAGAAACCAATCCCTGCAAAATCGATTGATGGTTATGTTAGAACTGCTGTTGAAGAAGCTCAGTTAAACAAAACATTTGCAGGTGTATTTAAAGGATCTGATGGTAAATTAGTCCTTAACTATATAAGATCAATCACCACCGAAGCAGTTGCTGGTCCAAACATTGACAGCAATCAGTTATTTCATTTAGAAGGAATGAGATT